CCCAGAACCAGAAATACCAGTTTTGGTTTTAAAAGATCATTGTGAAAAGCATAATAGATTTAGAAAAAAATGTCCTGAGTGCATAGCGATTAAAGAAGGAGCTAGTGCATAATGGCATATACTTTTCAAAATTTAAAAACAGATGTAAGAGAATATACAGAGGTTGATGACACAGTATTAACAGATGCCATATTAACTACATTTGCTAAAAATGCTGAAAATAGAATTTATAGAGAATCTGATTCTGATGATAATAGGTTTTATGCTACATCTACTCTGTCATCTGGTAATAGATTTGTAACGATACCTTCTGATCTTAGAATAATAAGGTATGTTCAGTTAAAAGACACTACTGTCACTCCAAACGTGCAGGTTTTTTTGGAAAAAAAAGATACTTCATACATGGCAGAATTCTATAATAAACCAAGCACAGCTCAAGGTCTTCCTAAATATTATGCTAACTGGGACGCTAATTTCTGGATTGTTGCCCCTACGCCAAATGCAGCTTTTGAAATAACATTGGCTTATATTAAACAGCCTTCATCTATAACTGTATCAAATGCGACGACCACATATCTGTCTAATAAATATCAAGATCTATTATTATATGCTACTCTCGCAGAAGCGTATGGGTACTTGAAAGGTCCTGCAGATATGTTACAATACTACGAAGGATCTTATAAGAGAGCTTTAGCAACGTACTCTATCGAACAACAAGGTAGAAGACGCCGAGACGAATGGCAAGATGGTGTAATTCGTACTCCTTTAAAATCACCATCGCAATAATAAGGAGATAAAAAATGGCAAACATAGTACCAAATTCTTTCAAGTCTGGTTTATTAAAAGGAGTATTTAATTTTGATACATCAGGTAACGGAGGAAATTCGTTCAAGCTTGCTTTATATACTAGCATAAGTAACTACAGTGTAGCATCAACTGTTTACTTAGCGGGAACAGGACAGGGTGAGGTTAGTTCTTCTGGAACATCTTATCCGGCCGGTGGTAAAGATCTAACAAATAATGGAGTTGCTGGAACAACAACTGCATTTGTTGATTTTCAAGATTTAACTTTTCCCTCTGTAACGTTAACTGCTGCAGGAGCTGCTATTTATAAAACAACTGGGGGCGGAAACGAGCTTGTACTAGTTCTAGATTTTGGTGGCAATAAAACAGCAACTAATGGAGATTTTATTATTCAGTTTCCTACTGCTGATGCATCAAGCGCTATTATTAGATTAGGCGACGCGTAATATTAAGGATTTAAATAAATGGCTTTTGTATTAAATGACAGAGTAAAGCAGACTAGTACGACTACTGGTACTGGAACATTTAGTTTAACAGGAACCGAAATTGGTTTTGAAACTTTTGTTGCAGGTATTGGTACGACTAATACTACGTTCTATGCGATAGCACACGATGGAACTGCTGATTTTGAAGTCGGTATTGGAACAGTAACTGATGCAGCTACTGATACACTTTCAAGAGATACCGTTATCTCCTCTTCAAACTCAGATAACAAAGTGGACTTTCAAGCAGGAACTAAAACTGTATTTTGTACTTATCCTGCAAAACGTGCTCCGTCAGCAGCTATGACAGCCACAACTTATGTAACAACACACTCTTCTACAATTTCTGATGTTCAAACAATGGATTCAGGAGTTTTAGCAGGCCCAGTAACTGTATCAGGAACTGTAACAGTAACAGGTAATTTGGTAATTATATAATGAGTACTTTAGAAGTTAATAAAATTATACCACAGTCAGGAACTAACGTTCAAATTGGTGAAGCTGGTGACAGTTTAACATTTCAAAATGATAGTATTCCAAACTCTGCTTTAGTAAATGAACAAATCACAATTAATGGTGTTGCTGTAAACTTAGGTGGTTCAGCTACAATACCAACTGAAACACAACCAGTTATATCTAGTTTTACACCAACAGTTATAGATGCAGATGTAGGTGGCACAATAACTATTACAGGACAAAATTTTGCATCAATACCAAAAGTAGAATTACAAAGAGCAAACGGTTCTTTTCAATCTGCAACATCAGTTACATTTACAAGTGCAACAACAATAAGTTTCACAACAGGCACAACTGGTTTAACAAATGGACAAAATGTTAGAATTTTAGTTACAAATCCAGATGGTAATGCAGCTAGAAGCGGTACAGATTTAGTTGTATCAGATGGCCCAGTTTTTCAAACTACAAGTTTGCCTAATGGAGAATCAAACGCAGCTTATTCACAAAATATAGATGTTACAGGAGATAGTGCTGTAACTATAGGTACAACTGTTGTATCAGGAGCATTACCTGGTGGCATAACAATCGGATCAACAACTAACCCAAGTGGCTCTACATACAGAGCAGTAATATCAGGGACAATGCCTACTATTGCAAGTCAGACCGTATATAGTTTTACTGTTAGAGCGACAGATGCTCAAGGTCAAGTAACAACACAAGCCTTGTCAATTACAGCAGAAGTTGGTATTAATAATTCTGGAGGATTCTGTTAATGGCTAGTACATATTTATCAAGAACACCATCATCAAACGGGAATAGAAAAACTTGGACATTTTCAGCTTGGTGTAAAGTTCAAAAAGATAGTAATGAAACTATTTTTGATGTAGGAACAAATGGTGGAAATAATTATACACCATTCTTTTTTCAAAATGATCAAGCAATAAGATTATATGAAGTTGTAGGTGGTAGTTTACAAAGTTATAATTTAATTACAAATAGAAGGTTTAGAGACCGAAATGCTTGGTATCATCTTGTTTATAGAGTAGATACAACACAATCTACTGCAAGTGATAGAATTAGATTATATGTAAATGGAGTACAAGAAACTTCTTTTTCAACAGCAGCTTATCCTGCACAAAATTATGATACTTTAAAAAATTCAACATCTTATGCAAATGTTCTTGGTGTTGCAGCAGATAATTATGGTGCTAATTTTTATGATGGTCTTATGGCTCATGTTCATTTTTGTGATGGTTATTCTTATGCACCTACAGAATTTGGCGAAACAGATGCAACAACAGGAATCTGGAAACCAAAAACTTCACCATCAGTAACTTATGGAACAAATGGTTTCTTTTTAAAATTTGATAATTCAGCAAACATGGGATTAGATTCTTCAGGTCAAGGAAACAATTTTTCAACGTCAGGTACAATTATTCAGGCTAAAGATACACCTAGTAATGTGTTTGCTACATTAAATCCTCTAAATGTACCAACATCTAATGCTCCGACATTTTCTATTGTAAATACAAAAACTATAACAATGAATTCTGATCCAGGTTATTTTGGTGGAACATCAACTTTAGGTGCATCATCAGGAAAATACTACGCTGAATTTAAAGTGACTGATGATAATGGAGTAGGTGCGCTTGGTATAACTTTTGATCCAGCAGAAAAAGCTAGACAAGGTACAACCTTTTCAGCGCAAATATCAGATAGTTTTATTTATGCAAATACTGGCAAACAATATAGCACTGCTACTGGAACATCAGGCTCTTCTTATGGAAACACTTATACTGATAATGACATAATTGGAGTTGCTATGGATTTAGACAATTCAAAATTATATTTTCATAAAAATGGAACATATCAAAATAGTGGAGTGCCTACATCTGGAAGCACAGGAACTGGTGCAATAGCAATAACTGCTGGTGAAACTTATTTCTTTTATTTGACTGATGTTGGAGGTGCGACAGCGACATACGAATGTAATTTTGGTAATGGATATTTTGGAACAACCGCAGTATCATCAGCACAAAACCCTGATGATGGAAACGGTATTTTTGAATACGATGTTCCGGCGGGCTATCGAGCACTTTCTACTAAATCATTAAATGCAGAGGAGTATAGTTAATGGCACAGATAAATAAACCAAATTTACATTTTAATACATTAACTTGGACAGGAGATGGTGGGACTAAAAGTTTTACTGGAGTTGGATTTCAACCTGATTTTGTTTGGTCTAAAGCTAGAGTAGCTTTAAGTGGAATAACTGGTTCTCATTTTTTATTTGACTCTGCAAGAGGTGGTGGTGCTGAAAAAGAACTTCGGTCTGATTCTGATGCTGCTGAGGGTGCTAGTGCTAATCAAGTTTATGGTTATGTATCTTCATTTGATAGTGATGGTTTTACAACAACTGCTGGTTCATCAAACAATAATTATTTTAACGAAAGTTCTAAAACTTATGTATCTTGGAACTGGAAGGCAAATGGTGCAGGTTCAGCTAATACAGATGGTTCTATAAATTCAACTGTATCTGTTAACACAACAGCAGGATTTAGTATTGTTACATGGACAGGTAATGGTACTAATGATGCAACTATTGGTCATGGATTAGGTGTTGCACCTAAAATGATTATAATAAAAAATACTGCTGATACTGTTAATTGGAGAGCATGGCATACTTCTTTATCTGCTAATCATGTTCTGTTTCTTAACAATGATCAATCAGAAAAAGATCCTGCCGAACAAGGTAATGGATATGTAAAAACAGTAGGAACTTCAACATTTTCTACTTATGATGGTAATTTAAATGATGAGGGAGTAAATGGTAATGGTGATGCTATGATTGCTTACTGCTTTGCAGAGAAAAAAGGTTATTCAAAATTTGACAGCTACAAAGGAAATGGAAATGCTAATGGCACATTTGTTTACACTGGCTTTCGTCCAGCTTGGGTGATGTCTAAAAGAATTGATTCATCAGATGGTTGGAGAATGAGGGATGCAAAAAGAGATATTGATAATCCTGCACAACATAGATTATTAGCAAATGCTACAGATGCAGAAGTTGTAGCATCTAGCCAAGATACAGATTTTTTATCAAATGGTTTTAAAATTAGAAATTCAGATAGTGGTTATAATGCAAGTGGTGGAACATATATCTATATGGCGTTTGCAGAAAACCCAATCGTAGGGTCAAACAATATACCAGCGACGGCAAGATA